CGGTAGGAGATTCGTCAACTTCTACCTTTTCCGCTTGACAAGCGAAAGTGGCACCGAGAAATCGAGAGAGCGCTTTCTTTATTAAGAATGCTTATGAAAACCAATCTTACATATTTCGGAAGGACCGCAAGCGCGGCACTCCTACTGTATGTAAAACTGACTAACATCCCTCAAGATCTGTCTTACGAATATTGTAAGCTTGCAAGTCACCTCGAGACCCATAAGGGTCAGAAGGAGGCCATTAGGCTACTCAAGCTCTACCAACTATGGGTAAGGAACACTACGATGGGTATTACACCACCGGAGTTGCCCTTCCACAAGTTGGATAGAGATGGGTTTCCTAAGGTCCTTTTGCCTTGGAAGAAATACATCACTAGTAAGAACCCAACCAACAAGAGGGTAGCGAACACAATTTTTGGAGCAGTTAAGGGTCTAACCCTTAGCGTTGATAAATCAACGACGACGATTACATCGCCGTCGGTGGCCGATCAACGCACTGTACAAAAGTTCGTAGACTACATCTCTGGTTGGTCTGGTGCACCAGCGTCAAAACTGGTGCAACAGTCTGTGTGTTTGCTGAGGTCCACGAAAGGTCCGAACGGACCAGCCATGGTATCCTGCCTTAAGGATCTTGGATCCCTAAGGAAGGACCCTCAACTGCTGGAAAGCGTAGTGAGCCTAATAAGGCTCACCTGCGCACCTGACATACTTCGACTCATGGGTAAGCATCTCCGAGGCGTAAGCCCCGAAGGTGTTCACTCGCGAATCAGGTTCCTTCAGGATAGGGCAGGGAAGACTCGGGTAGTCGCAATTGCGGACTACTGGAGCCAACTAGCACTATATCCAGTACATTCACTCTTTATAAGCGCTTTGCGCAAAATAGAGACTGATTGTACATACAGACAGGGTTACCTTAAAACCGTACTGATCGAGAAAACCCGAACAGGTCAGTTCGTGGGTACAGCCGATATGACAGCGTTTACTGATAGGTTCCCTAGGGAACCACAGCAAGCACTTGTCACAAAGGTTCTCGGTACCAAGGTATCGGAAGCCTGGACCAGGGTTGTCTGTGAAAGAAAATTCACAGTCGATTCATCCGACCAAGTAATTAATTACTCGGTCGGTACGCCTATGGGAGTTTACTCATCTTGGGCAGTCGCGACTATGTCGCTACACGCCCTTGTTGAAATAAGCGCCCAGGAGTGTGGTTTCCCACACTTCAGAAACTATCTAGTCCTAGGAGATGACGTAGCTATCTTCGATCGAGTGGTTTACCACAAGTTCTTGGATAACGTCAAGCTCTTGGGAGTAGAGGTATCTAAGGTTAAGTCCACCGAATCGAACAACTCAGCCGAAATGGCTAAGAGGTTCTTCTCGGATGGGCATGAACTGACTGGCTTTCCAATCTTTCTACTACCTGAAGTAAAACGACAGGCAGTACAAATTTTGGAAGTCTTCAGACTAATTCTGGATCTAGGTTACGAACCAGTACCGGTATCCCGTGCACTTGAGCTCATAGGTATTTCTCTAACGAGTAAATACTCGGCTTTGCTCTCCATGCCACAAGCACTTGGTGGTAAACCAAGTGCCCTATCCGATCTAGCCTCTTACGAGGGTAAGATTGAGGATTGGTTGTGGTCCGAAAAACAACTGGAATACTGCCGTGAGGTAGTAGCCCAGGATGAATTTTGGACGGAGATCTACAGACTCAATAAGGAGGTTAAACTCCTTGCGGAATCTGACAGCCCTGACAAGGCTGTGACTCAAGTACCAAGCCACGGACTTCCGGAAGACCACCCACTCATCTATGCGTTGTCGGCCAAGCTAGAAGACTATCTAGCTACGGTCACTGCACTAGGTGAGGAGGGCGACCTTCAGGAACTGTTCCACCGCAGTGGAAAGGTATACTCACTGATGTTTCCACCAGTGAGTCACCCTTACACCCATCGGTTTATTGGCCAGCGTAGAGCGAGTAAAATCGCTCACGTAGGTCTCGAAGTCTTGTCAAGACTCCGTAAAAACGATGTTAGCAGGCGTACAGTGGACCAAGGTTTTGACACCTTGTTTACGAGTGCTTTTGAAAGCGCTGTGGTCCGCCCGGGT